GCTGGTCTGCATGCATCTGCAAGGCCGGCTGCGGCGGGAGTGGATACAGGATATAGAGGAAAATGAGCTGCGGGTATACCCTCGCTGCTCCGTTGCAATAGAGCATGGAAAGGAGAATTTCTGAATGGTTGATCTCATTGCAACCCTTATCGCCTTTGTTGTGTACTGTGGCTTGTCATGGCTCGTGACCGTAGGAATCATCAAGCTGATCACGCTGTGCTTCGGCTGGTCGTTTTCCTTGCTGACGGCCACGGGCATCTGGCTGATCCTGGCGCTGGCAAGAAGCGTATTCAAAAGCCGGAACAGCGATAAGTAGCCGGGGCCTTCTGGCCCCACCGTAATGCAGCCGCGCCGATGGCGCGCCGGTCACAAGCCCGGGAAAATGCAGAGTGCGGCAAAGGAGGTGAAACGGGCCGTGACGAAATATGAGTGGTACAAAGCGCACGGGATATGTCCAACTTGCGGCTGCAGAGATGCTGCCCCTGGACGGGTGCAGTGTCCGGAATGTCTCGAAAAAGAGAGGCTGAAAGCAGTGCAGAGACGGAAAAAGGAAAGCCCGGAGCAAAAAGAATGCCACAACCGACACCGCCAGCGAAGAACAGACCTGCTGCACGCCTTCGGCGTCTGCGTAAGATGTCAGCGGCGGGACGCTGCCCCCGGACGCGCACAGTGCGCGTACTGCCTTGCCCGCAGCCGCCGGTACATGCAGTCCCGGTTGAGGGAGAAAGGCGTCATGCCGCGGGACATGCTGGGATGGCCGGGAATATGCAGCCGATGCGGAAAGCCGACAAATACGCAGGAAGCGCACAAATTGTGCCCCGCATGCCGGGAAGCATCGCAGCATGCCATGGAAATTGCCCGCAACAGCCGCACAGAAAAGAATTGGTTTGCGCGCACGCACTCGCTCATGGCATGGGGCAAACCATAGGAGGTGGAAACAACGGAAAAGCACGAAGAAAAGGCGTCGGAAATTCTGGCTCGCGCCGCGAAGTTGCTGAACGACGCCTCAAAAGTATACGAAGCAAATTTCGAGCTGATGAAAGAGCAGGACGCCCTGCAGCAGGATCTGCTGCATAAGCTGGAAATCGAAAATCTTACGCGGGATGAGCGTGCGAAGCTGGCTACAGAGCTGCGCGACTGCCGCAGGCTCCGGCGTAAGTACAAGGACGTTGTGGAGGAGCTGGAGCCCATTGCAGGGTATTGCGGGACCGCAGCCGGCATGCAGGCGGTAAAGCAGTTGTCCCGGTTTGTGGGCGAGCTTCGGAAGGTGGAAAACTACCACCAGAACCGGCACTACGTCCCCAGATCCGGGCGTGTCAAAGGAGAAAGTCAGGATGCTGAGTGAACAGGATAAAAGTGAGATCCGGAAGTCGTATAGAAACGCAATCGACCCGCGCCAGCAGGTGAAGATCCTGTCACAGCTGTATCTGGTGAGCCGTGAGGAAATTCTGGACATACTGGGGCCGCTTTTCAAGTCTGCCCGCCCAAAACCGAGCCGGAAGGGCCAGCCGAGACGCATCTATGCGCCGGAGTTCAAGGCAGAGGCAATGGAGCGCCTGCGCTCCGGAGAATCTTTCCGGCGGGTGGCTGAGGATATGAGCGTCAATGTACGGACCATGGCTACGTGGGCCTACCAGATGCGAAGGAAGGAGCGAGAGAAAAATGCCGAACTGTAAATTTTGCGGCAAGCCCGTAATATCCGCGCGCGTGATGCATGCGCACTGCTGGGAGCAGAAAGTCATGGAGCTGACGGAAACTGTCTGCGACAGCTATTGCCGCTGGCCGCTTGAGTGCCGGAGCTCTGAAGAACTGGAGGAAAATCACTGTAACGACTGCGTGATGATTCAGGCACTCAACCTCGGGCTGTGAGTGTTGGAAAAGGCCCCGCATACGCGGGGCCAAGGCTCTTCACGGGTAAAATATCCGGATAGGCGATTCATCGGGATGCAAACTGTTCCACATTTCGACAATATCCAGCGGCATCAACCGGAACCCCTTTTTAGAAATACATACACCGTTGCCGAGGTCGGCCAGTGCTTTGTAGAGCACCACGACCGCACCGCGTTGCAGTCCGGAGATCCACTGACGGATGACAAGAGCTTGAAGATCGGATACGGCCTGTTGTTTGAGCCAACCTGTTTGCATCGCCGAATCACCATCCCGCTCCACAACACGTCCCATAAGAAGGTCGTAAACAGCCGGGTCAAAGTCCTTCCCGGCATTCCAGTCGTCCACGAGCTTTTCAAGCGTGGTGCGTGTCTGTTCCGGGTCGACGGCATACGCTTCATGGAGTACGCTTTCGCCTGCGCATTCCTCAATCATGGCGCTGAGTTCGTCAACTGTCATGGAATATCCCCTCTTTTCTTTTTCTTTTAGTATACGCTAAATAACGCGCGCTGTCGACCTCGGGCTGTAGAAAAAAGACCGCCCCGCCCGGAGATACGGACCGGACGGGGCGAGGATGTGGAGAATATGAAACGGACGCTTCACAGCTTTTAAGATACCATAGGCGGGGCGGAAAATCAACAAAAACCGACAAAAAATCAACAAGGAAGTGAAGAAAAAATGACGGTACAGCAATGGCGCAGTCTGCGCCGGAACCGAAGATGCACATACTGCGCACATTCCCATATCGTTTACGGCCGGGATGGGAGCATCTGCTTTTGCCGGGCAAAAGACAAAGCTGTGTATGAGGGCCTGCCCCGCTGGTTCTGCCAAGTATACACACTGGAGGAGGATTCTTGATGAAACAAATGGACATGTCAAAATATCTGCCCTGCACTGCCCGCCTGGTGGGCGGCACACTGTACATACTGGATGGCGAAGGGCGTGTGCAGCGCCGCCTGGACCCGCTGCAAACGGCCATCGAGTGGTTCCAGATGAGCAACGACGCTTTCTATGCGCTGTACGGCGTAAACTGGGTCCCGAAGGAACCGTACTATTCGCAGGCCCGCCGGATGGTACATTCGGGAGGCGGCAGCCATGCGTGAGGCGGCCTGCGGGGACGGTAAAGGGAATACATTCTCGTGGGCGCTTTGGTACGGCGGCGGTCGTGCGGCAAAAAGTACGCACCAGTGGAAGAGGCCAAAGTAAAACGAAAAATGCCGCATCCGGGGCTGTGCCCCGGCCGTAATGCAGCCCCCTGTCCTTTCGGGCCGGGGCCGGTCCCAAGCCCGGAAAATGCAGAGGGCGGAATTTTGAGAAAGGATGTGGATACATATGGCAAGAAAAAAGCTGCACCGGGAGCCTGTGCTGAAGGACTGGGCGGAAGTGAACGACGCGCTGCGCAGCATCCACGAGTACGAGCACGCGCTGACGGAGATGGGCGTGGACATGTCGCGGCGCATCGACGCCGTGAAGGCTGAATACACCAAAAGCGCGGAGCCTTTGCAGAAGCGCGTCAAACAGCTGGAAACGGACGTTCAGGAGTATGTAGAGGCACACCGGGAAGATATGGCCGGAAAAAGCCGACAGCTGACGTTTGGGCGTGTAGGGTTTCGACAGTCCACGCGGTTGATTTTGGCAAATGCGAAGGTCCCGCAGGCCATCGCCACGCTGCTGGCCATGGGCCGCAGGGAGCTTGTAAAAACAGAGCAGAAGCTGGACAAAGAGGCGCTGAAGCAGCAGCCGGAGGAAGTTCTGGAGGCTGTGGGCGCGTATCTGAAAACCACGGATGAATTTTTCTACGACACGGGCGACGCCGTGCCGGAGGAGTAACAAGGGAGGAGGCGGCCGGGATGGGTGCGCTGGATGTAAGCAAGGGAACGGTAAAAAGCATCTATGCTCTGGGTGCAAAGCTGGGGATGGTGGAGCGCGGCGGCGGGCATGCGGACGCGCTGCACGCGCTGGTACAGGGCCTGACCGGCAAAGAAAGTATCACTGCATTGACCCCGGCCGAAGCGCAGGCAGTGCTGGCGGAGCTGCGGCGGCGCAGCGCCCCCGCGGCCGCACCGCAGAAAAAGCGGGCACGGAAGTACGAGGCACTGCCGGGCGGGCTGAGCGAGGGGCAGCAGAAGAAGGTCTGGTACTTGATGTATCAATTGGAAAAATATGATCCCGCGCCGGAGGGCGTACAGCTGCGGGACAGGCTGTGCGGGCTGATCAGCAGACAGTTCGGCGTGACAGCCTTCCCCACCCAGCCGTTCCGGTTTCTGTCATTTTCGCAGGGCAATGCACTGATCGAAGGGCTGAAAAGTCTGGCCGAACGAAAAGAGCTGGAATACCTGCACAGCGACCGATACCGCCGGGAACGGGAGGCGGCCGGGAAATGAGGAATGAACTACTGAACGAGCTGAAGCTGGAAGATCTGCAAGGCGAAGCACGGGAGCTGGCAGAAACCATCGGCATGGATGCTTTCCGGCGGCTGGTGGATGTGTACGGCGGCACCGGCCGGGTGTACATCCCGCAGGCGGACAAGCTCCTTATTCCTATCCGTGACAGACTGATCCGTGATGAGTACAACGGTTCAAACGTCTATGCACTGTGCAAAAAGTGGAATCTGAGCGAGGGATATGTACGCGGAATCGTGCGTGAAAAAACAGAACAGATACGGCGCGCACCACTGGATGGGCAGTGTACGCTGTTCGATGTGTGACTGTTTTGCTGTAAAATCTGAGTGGAACAGTCTTTAAAAGATAAGGTATGATGAACTCACAACGAGGGCATCGTGCCTTATCTTTTTTGTATTTACGGAGGAAACCG